GTTTTCTGAAGTTATAAAAAGTGCGCGTTTAATTTAACTAGCGACTTTAGTTAAATGTGCATATTTTAGGCTGCACTGCCTATATAGTATTGTGATGCATTAACTGATATTAATGCGGGATTGTCGGTTAAAGGACCTTGAGATGCTGAGTTACTCAATGATGTAGTGGGGGTTGGATTGACATACCCATAACTCAACTGAGGACCCAACACTTGATATACGAAACGGGCATCGTCACTCGCTCCCACATAAGGAAAAACGTATACAGGGCCTGGTACTGTCGAAGCACCGACTGTGGAATATTGAGTAACCAAACCAACTACAAACCAACCCAGTGATCCAGAGTAACCATTTGAAATTGGTCTAGGGGTTAGATGAATAAATCTCTCTATATGTGCGTAAGGTATTTCTGCTTCCACTATACATTCACAAGACAAAGCACTAGAAGTTGTTGGAGCAGACCCGTTACCCATAAACGTTGTAGAATTAGTATGGTAATGCCAATCTGTTGCTTCTAGCTCAGGACCCAAATAGGTATTTACTTGACCATTACCTAGGGCTGAAAAGCGGATATTAATATCATTATCACCTATCGTATTAGTCATGTTCGGTTGACCTGCTGCTAGTTGAGAAATTCCTGCATTCACATATGAAATAGGGGTCGGGGGAACGTATGATATAGTAGCATTAGATGCTCCCTTAATAACGAATTTAAACCGTAGGCCACCACGATATCCGTAAAACATACTACTGATAGTCTGCATCAAACCTAAGGCCGTATTTCCAGTTGTGTTTGGTCTACTCAATAATGATGCAACGTCAAAATAACACGAGCCAGCTTGTGATTGCGTGTTAGCAGTAGTGAAGAATATGGGATTCAATCTTGACATGTGGCGAATATGATCACGAACGTGAAGAATAGGTCTAATTAATAAGGATGGAGGTTGTTCAGAATCTGATGTGGATGAAACAAGATAAGGGTCGGAAGATACATTCATAGGGGTGTCTAAACTAGTGGATTCAGTATGTGATTGTGCTACCAATTGTTCTGCTTCCGCATCATCGTTTGTAGTTAATACCCACGTTTGTTGCACCTTCTTAGTTTTAAGCGGTTTTGTCGGAATATAACATTCTTGGTTGTTACTCATTTTAACAACTTTTAAAGCCAAATCTTTTATTACTTTATTTTTATCACCACTGGGTAATACTGGTATGAGATCTGGAAATTCTCTCCTGCGCAACACCAATTGAGAATTGAAAGATTCATCTTTATAGATTCTCCCTGCAATTGGCGTTGTTAAAGATGAGCTAAGAGATGCTGGGAGAGACAAATTCATAGATAGGGGCGCGTCCATTGCATGTCCATACAATTTGAAATCAGTGTCGCCAGAAACATGCACGATAAAATCTACTGAAGTTGCAACAGATCCATTTGTAACTAAAGGCTGTAAAAGATAAATCATAACACGACCATGAACAAGACCATTTGTTAGATAATCGGATGTAATTGGCACATAGTCATAAATGGAGGCCATAGGTAAAGAGACAGTTTGAACCTGGCCTCCCGCACTAAATTCAAGAATGTCTGCTGGGTTATTAAAAACAGCTTGCATAGGAGGCACACTGGTTGACATAGTAGCTGAAGAATAATATTCTCTCACGACTAAGAGTTTATACATGTGCGCATTTGAACCTAAATTTTCTATTTTGAGATTTAAGGTTCCGCTATAAAAACGAGATAAAGCTGACAAAGCATGAATAGGAGCTGTTATGGCTTGAGAAAAGCCACCGGGAGCTATCGTTCTGAACATACACGGATGAATCGGCGCCGTGAAAAGGATGGAGCCAGCTAAAGATGTTGTATTTATAGTAACTCTAGACACTGCCATGGGTTTTGATACCATGGAGGAAATTAATCCCTCATCAATTGACGTGTCTGAGAAGTGCTCCAAAAATAAAGGTGTGTAGTTAGCATACGGATCTAATTTGTGAAGTCTTTGGTGTGTATCCACATAATTAGGATTATTGCGCATAGCCACAACTGAACGCATATTTGTATCGGGAATGTTGGGACTATGCAATCCGGTATACATTCTAATCCAACCACGAGCTGTGTCCAGCACATCTGACGTAAATCTTTTTCCCACTGAAAACACTCCATCTATGGCTTTGGTAGCTGACGAAGCCATTGACTGAGCTTGCAAGACCTCCTGTTCTCCATAGGCTTCCTCTTTCTTCTTATGAGTTTTATCCCATAACATAACAATGCAACGAGCCATTGAAACTAAACAAGCTCCCAAAATGGAGACGTCAGTAAAGGATAAACTTTGTGCCACAAGTTGTTCAGGGACGGCGGGGGTAATTATATTAGAAATTGTATCCAGAATTGTTTGAGTTTGCGGCGTAACAGGTTTAACTACAGCTACACTAGACACCGTATCTATAACACTCTTGACATGGGGGGTTATGTCGACCGGATTAGGACTTTCTTGAACGGAAGATAAAGACAGAGGATAGGTAGTTTTAGGCACATAAAAGTTCATTTCTAAAAATTTAATTGCTATAGTAACAGTTAGTGTGGTAGATGCTGCACTGGGTGCTCCTAATTGACCCAAAACTCCCACTCGCAATTGTGCATAATCCGAATTATTAGACAATGCAGCAGTACCATAGTCGATCGTCGTGTCTTGGCCATCGTTGTTTGATGGCGTCCACCGAGTTTTTGTTTCACTATACCATGGGATCTCTATACATGCTGCACTTGAACTATTTGCATATAAATGTGCATGCGGTGCGCACTGATAATCATTGATATATGCTGTTGTAGACAATCTCGGCACAACTGCTGCAATGAGGGCTCCAGAATGAAATGGAGTACCAGCTACTTGAATAACAACACAGCCTCTCATATGGTATAGGGAAGAAAGATCAAAAGGAGCACTAGCAATTTTATTCAAATTAAGTAAAGATGAAGGAATGCCTAAAGTAAAAATAGGAGTTCCAGAAGCAGTTTGAGTAGTAGTCCATTGAAAAGATGTAAGTTCAAAAACTTTACCTATCATGCGAGAAAAATCCATATTCATAGATGGATCTATACTCCTTATAATAGGATTTTTATCGTAAATTTGAGGTGTTTCGACCGGGTTACGAACTTTAATATCCGATTGATACATTTTGTCTCCAGTAACTACGGAAAAAAGATTAGACTGAGACATAGGATTGTTATTTTCATTATTGTTTGTAGTGCTTTCAGGGGGCACTAATCCGCAAGAGAGTTAGTTTAAATAAAATTACTCAATGGTTCCACTTTCACAACTAACTACGTGAATGTTTATAAGACCAATATTGAGTAAAGTTCTAGGTATATATATAAATATGTACAAATATATAAAATAAAATCAATAAATTTAATATAATTAAAGTTCTTCAAAGGTCGTATAGTCTTTAATAAAATAATCAGGGCTAGCTATTTCCAAAAGCTGAGTTAACTGGCCCTCACTTAAAAAGTCGTGCTCAATACCTCTGACTGATAAGCTCTGTTTTACAACATTCATCAAATAATCATAATCTTCATGTAGAAATGCTTCTCTTTGAAAAGCACTCAATTTACCATGCATCACAACACCAACATCCTTTTTGCAGTTATACCAGCTCATGCTACTCAACAAGGTTTTCTTATCTAGCGGGCACACTAATTTATTAAATCGAGGTGAGTAAACAAATGATCTCTTCAAAAACGTTATATCCTCCAGTCTTTCACTTTCCTTATCTACTTTTTCCTTAGTGGACGTAGTTGAGTCTAAGCCCATACTCTTAAAATACTCTGCCATTCCTAGCATAGTCATTTTCGAATACGTAGGGTTTACTCCGTTGAGCTTATCATCTCCATAAACAAAGTCCAAAACATCTCTCATGAATTTTAGTAAGCATGGCGATTCCCCATCTGTTCGTGCACACCAACTATACCACATTGCTGTATAAAATCTATTAATAACACTATTCAAAATTGCTGTTAAAAAAGACCCGGAAGGCATAGAATGAGTCAAAAAATATAAATCATTGCGTATCAAAACAAGACAGTGTGCCATGTTAAATAAAACAAACTCACATACATCTCTCCACTCAGGATCACAGTAAGAAGAAATAACTTTAGCTACTCTCTCTTGCACTTGGGTGAGCATGGCACCATCCCACTTTTTAAAATCTAATCCCCACACTAATAACATTTGTTGCAATTTTGATCGAATCTTTTCGAAATCTTTTAGAGGGTTTATACCTACCATAATGCCATTGTTCCATTTATTATCCATTATATATTGAACGAAGCCTCCAAAAACTTGCTTAGTTATAATTTGCATTATTACACTGCAGCATCTAAACGTTCTGGGGTTATCAATTTTTGCATTATCTCTTAATTCATCTTTGAGACATTCTTGCCAAACGAAGTCTTTAGGGTCAATACTTCCGTTTTTAATAGAAGTCAAAACTCTATCATACTCCGCTCGCCCCAAAGCTGTCAGAGTTCCATCTTCAAAATTTACATATTTCTCCTTACCCTGCTGGTATCCAAAGCCATTTGATGATTTCTTATTAAGGCCAGCCATATTAGGCGTACCTTTTATTACTTCACATATAGTAATGGGTTTGAAATCCTTCATGATAGATTTTAACCACAATTCTCCAAATTCCAAATCCACTTGTGGTACGGTTTTAAGTGGAGTAAATGCTTTTTCAGCTTGAACATTAACTGTATTCTTTCCATAAATTGATAAATTAGCCGGACCCCTCTCGACTGGGAAAGTGTTGTACATGGGGGATGGAATCATATGACTTTTAGATGGTAAGGAAGCCGAGTATGCTGCTGTCAACTTAACGGCACTGATATCCATATGCTCAGGTTTAATCTCAAATGGTAATAAATATTTATTGTCCGAACTTAATATTCGTGCTACTTCTTCACATGTTGAAGCTGACCACACAATAGAGGCTCCCAAAGAATTATTAACTCGACCAGCCACATGCATTCCTTTTACAAGGCCCAATTTAGAACATAAAACAGAACCACACACTCCGCTTCCTGCAACATCTTTATAACATATAGAGTTTTGAGAATTTAAAATTCCAGTATAATCTCCTCTAATAGAAGTATGAACATAAGAAAATGAACGAGACGGTAACTTAAGAGTATCTAATGGCACTATGCCTACAGGTGTACATAAACTATTAACATCACCAGCAAAACCAATCTTGTCTCCCATATTTTTAAAAGGACTGGCTATTTTATCATTACAGCGCAATATAACAATGTCTTCTCCTTGATTAACATAAATAACGGAAAAATTGGTATGATCGTACACTAATTGAGTTCCTAAACTATCAGCATAAACATTTAATTCTACTGTATGACCTTTATCAACGCCTACAACTAAATGATAGGGCATAACTACGCAGTGACCACTGACCATGCAAATGCAACTTTGCTGACTAGAAGGTATTTCAACATACTTAATCGATCTTTGTATAAAGCTTAGAGGGGTACTAGGACTTTCATCTTTCGGAAAGTCTGAACACATTTGAACGATGGGGGAAACAAACGAATTTGCTACTAAACTTTCAGGACTAAGTTTTCTTCTTCTAAATAATGAGTACACTAATCCACAAACACAAATAGCCAGTAAACCACAAATGGCTGTGCCACTTTTCCAAGAAGCACTAACATCAAAATCATCTACATAACTTGAAATATGATCTAAGATTAGAGAAGCAAAACCTGTAATAGAATCTCCTGATAACCATTCCCACGTTTGCGCTTTTAGGGGACTGCTCTCAAAAGGGCTGGCATCATAGAAACTCTCTTCCATTGAGGCATTCATAATATTGTTCATTTCCTCTACGCTCATCGTATTTCTAATAGAATTAGATTTCTTATAATCTTCCAAACTACGCACTACTCTCAACATCCACACCAAAATATCTTTCTTACCCAAAGCTGAATCTACACACATAGGCAACTCTGGCAAGTAATCAGGGCTGGTGAATTTCCACGTTTTGGACTCCTCATCAAACCATTTCAACTGTATAATTCCTTTTAATTCCGAGCCCTTTCTCTTGATATTTGCAAAATCAAAGACAAAAGCTCGTCTCCATAAGGCTTCACGACTAGATATACAATCATCCTTTGTTAAATATGGTATTGTTGAAAAATCATTTGTAGTAAACATAATAACTGAACTATTAAAATATTTAGTATTTTTATTAAATGCTTCAGCGCAATCCATAGGGAAAGGAACTTCTGACACCCAATTTATTAGACTTCTATACTGGGAAACACCTTGTTGACCAAGATCATCCATAACAAACATATCCTCATTGTTATAAATATCATAAAAATCTTTCCCATCTTTAACTGACTTTATACTATGAAAATATACAGTTCGAGGATTAATCTCATTTCTTTGCATAATTTCAACTAAAGATGTCATAATAACTGACTTGAAAACTCCTGGAGGTCCTTCAAAAACAAAGCAGGATGGTTCAACTCTACGTGCAGCCTTAAAACCCTTAGCAGCTTTAACAAGACCAGAAAAATCGTCCAACAATGCTTTAACCATGGCTGACCTACGAGACCACTCAATTATAGAAACATTATTTCTTTTCGACTCCAAATCGTCAACTTCTGCGCGAAAGCTGCTTTCTAACATCACAGCTGGATTTTTCCTCCATTTAGAAGTTAATTCTTTAATATTTTGCATAATTCTATGGTGCTCCCCTATAGCTATTTTATCAATAAAAGTGTATATACAGTCTTTAACGGTGGGTGGTAATGGTGATATGATTATTTTAACAAAATCAATAACATAAGAAACAACAGTAGAAAACATAGAAAAATCATCGACAAATTTAGCTGAAGACAAGACGCTCATACGTTTAAGTATTTCAAAACATCCTTTAGGTAAACACATTGTCAATGCGCTAAGTGCTAAAGCATCAAAACTTTGTCCTATCCACACTTCAACTCTATTAAAAACTGCATATAAATCAACTAACATACGTGTAATATTTAAGAAATCAAATGAATCACTAGCACACTTCATCACACTCAACAACACTCTAATAATGTCAAGAATGCCTCCTTTATCAACAACGGGCATGCTGGACTCTTTGCCTGCCGCCGTCACGGCTCGCAAAATAACTTGAATACCTTTTACAAAATCGGAAACGAAAGATTGTGCAACTAACACTTCTTTAAAGTATCCATTACAACTTTTGCCTTTAAATTTTCCTCTAGTGTGATTAAAAACATTTTTCGTTACATATTTGCATTGACCTTGCGGATATAATAAACAATATTGAGTAACTCTAGTGGTATTTATTGGTGAGTTAACAACAAGAAATTCTTTATGAAATTTAACTCTATCGGCGACTTCATCAAGCATTTCAGAAATCAAACATTCTACAAAAGCCAGGTTTAAGCCTCCTAACAGTTTCCAATCAATCCAATCAATATGCTTGTATAAACTCTTATCTCTAATATTTACATTACTTCTTTTTTCATCTTCACTCACTCTAGGAAATAATTTTTGATTCTTACTCTCTAAAATATAATCTCTAATAAATAAACGGGAAAAAATGGTTAAATGGTTGGCTGATTGGTTTGACATAATTTAAGGAAGGACTAACGGTTTCTGCGTTCTACGAATCAATATACTTATATCAGTACTTACCAAGACGTACATATATCTACTTAATTTAAACGTCATGCAAAGATCTGTAGCTTCAAATTAATTTATGAAACTCTCAGTGAACTTACATAACTTACATAAGCAACATATGATTTCTTACTCATTGAGCAACTGACAAGCAATTTATCATCGCGATTTCCGCTGAAACTTAGCCAAGTTTCGGTATCAATTTCAATTAATCCCATAGATATGCACTCCTAGCCAAGAGTGCATATCGTAGAGAAATCATGATTTTGAATTATAATTTACTATAGCCGGACTATAAACCCTATAGCAAATAATTAATAATAAATAAATTAACAATATATGGAGCAGAGATAAAAAGTTTGCAAGACGAATCTTGCAATGGAAAATCGTCTCTGCGAT